TGGACTTGCGAAGCCTGTGGCACAGTTAATTCTGCTGGTCGTGCATGACACGACACAGAAAGGATCGAGGCTTGCGTACTGAGCGAGTCGTTGCAGCCTACCTCTCGCAATGGTGGAGAAGCGCAAGCGTCGGTCGTGGGGCTGGAAAGGACATACTCAACGTCCCGTTCGATGTTGAAGTTAAAGCTCGTGCGTCCTTTCAGCCGTTGGAGTGGTTGCGCCAAGCAACCAAGCGGGCAGGTGGTAAAGAACTACCGTTCGTGGTGTGTCGTATGAACGGACAGGGTGAAGATGCTTCCGAGTATCTTGCTTTCATGCGATTTGGTGACTTGGTGCAACTACTTCTTCCACTTTATAAAGATATTCAGACGGATACTGATAAACTTGAGCCTGAAAGATGCCAGCAATGCGGATCGTGGAAGTTCACCAACTGCCCATGCCGCACCTGCGCACTATGCAAAGGATAGATATATGGCAGATGATTGGTACACGCCCAAATGGGTATTCGATTCACTAAGCGTGGAGTTCGACATAGACGTCTGCTCGCCTGTAGGCGGCACGGGTTTAGTCCCAGCTAAGAAGTTCTATTCCATCGAGGATGACGCGCTGACACAGGATTGGAAAGGGTTCGTCTGGATGAACCCGCCATATAGCAACCCGACGCCATTTATGGATAAGTTCATCAAGCATGGCAATGGCATCTCATTAGTTCCTGTATCCAAGGCTAAATGGTTTGGCAGAGTATGGGATGAGGCGCACACTTTATGTATCTTGCCGCCTGACCTGAAGTTTGAGCGCCCTGATGGGAAGCCAGCCCAAATCATGTTTCAATGCATATTGGTTGGTATGGGGCAAACAGCCACTTCTGCTCTAGTCAGATCAAAGATTGGGCGAGTTAGATAATGCCGATCTATGAGTTTGAGTGCGACAACGAGTTATGCGAGGCTAATGCCAGATATGACAAGGAGTTAAAAATAAATGAACCACATGATGTCGATTGCCCGTTTTGCGGGTCAAGTATGCGCAAGATTTACAGCTCTGTTCCAGCGCACTTTAAGGGCTCAGGATTCTATTCAACAGATAAATAAATGTGACGTAATTCACTCTCATATAGTGAGACGAGGTTAAAATGTTACGCTCAAGATACTTGACAAAGGCGGTACTCTCAGGGCGAGAGCCCATCAAGGGCTCACCCCGAGCCGCTCTGCGGATAGCTCGGGGGGTCGCCTTCGCTATTGGGATAGCTCTGTCTATTGCTAATGCACCTAGTACACAGGGCTCAATAGATCCCATTAAAAGCATTAAGCAATTAGCTGATTACCAATTAACTGATAAGCAATACCATTGTCATAATTCCATTATCTATAGAGAATCTAGATTCAAGGCTAATGCAGTTAATGGATCACACTATGGTTACTATCAAGGAAGAAGTAAATCATTACTCAATGCACCAGATGATTACCAGTTCTATTGGTATTGGTCGTATGTATCACATCGATATGGGATAACAGAGTATGATGAGCCTGATATGTGTAAGGCATTACATCACTTGAGAGTTAAAGGTTGGCAATGAGTAAGCGTTCAGCTCTTAGGTCTAATGGTTCTACTACTCAATGGCGTAAGCTAAGAGAGATAGTGATTAGACGTGATGGTGTATGTCAGATGTGCGGACTTGAAGGCAATCATGTTGATCATATAGTTCCACGCAAGTTAGGTGGAGATGATTCGTTAAGTAATCTACAACTATTGTGTGAGCAATGTAATCTACGCAAAGGGGGTAGGCTTTTTGAGAGTAACAGAACACCCATGACCCCCCTTGGTTCTTTTATCCCGAAAAACGCCTCAATCAGCCACTATCAGGACGATTCCGAGTGATAACACCTGAACAGGTTGAAACAGGCTTAGAACCGCCTCAGACGGTTTGGCATGGTGTTGTAGAGCCTCGTATATGGACTAAATCACCGGATTTGCCTTCTTACGGCATCGATTTTATTGAATTTTGCGAGTCAATCGGGTTCAAATTGCTGCCCTGGCAGATGTTTCTAGCCCATGAGATATGCAAAGTTACCGAAGATGACAAATGGTATTTCAAAGAAGTGGGCGTGATTATCAGCCGTCAAAATGGTAAATCTACCTTCATGCAGCTGATGATTTTATGGAGAATGTTTGCTTTAGGGCAGAAATTACAGGTTCACACAGCTCACAAACTGACTACATCGAGTGAAATTTTCTGGAAGATTGATGACACGATTCAAAGCCACGCCAAACTGGTCGAGGACTTTGGAAAAAAGTATGAATCTAAAGGATCGCAGGAAATCAAACTGAAATCCGGTGGTCGCTACCTAGTTCGAGCCAACAACTCTGCTTCCCGTGGTATTGCCGCACCCGATACCGTCTATATGGATGAGGTTCGAGAGTTCCACGATGACGAAGTGTGGAGTTCGCTTCGATATACCCAGATGGCGACTCCAAATCCTCAGACTCTTATCTTCTCCAATGCCGGCGACCAACACAGCATCATTCTCAACAGACTAAGAGAGCGTGGCATCGCCGCAGCTTCCGGAGCAGACGATAAAATCGGTTGGTTCGAGTGGAGTGCTGAACCTGACTGCGATATTCGAGACAAGAACGCTTGGGCACAAGCCAATCCCAGTCTTGGCTACACAATCAGCCTTGAGAATCTTGAAGCTGCTATGTCGGATGAAGAATCTATCGTCAGAACAGAACTTCTCTGCCAATGGGTTTCAGTTGTCAATCCAGCCATCAGTCCAACTAATTGGGCGGCTGCCGCAGTTGAGAATCTAAAGCTCAGCAAAGAGGAAATGACTTGGCTCGCTGTCGATTTAAGTCCAGACCGTAAAGAAGGCGCGCTAGTCGCGGCTCAACAAGAAGGAGAGAAGATAAATGTCGTTCTACTCAGAACATGGACCAACCCCGTCAACCTCGATGCCAAGCAAATCGCAAATGACATCGCTGATGAGGTACGGAAGTACCAGACTGAAACGGTTGCGTATAGTCGTCAGACATCCGCGGCTATTGCCGCTTTACTATCACCAGCAGGTATTTCTACTACGCCTATCGATGGCGCAGTTTATGGTCAAGCTTGCGACGAAATGCTTTCCGCGATCACTTCCTCACGATTGGCTCACCCCAACCAAGACGAATTCAATCGACAAGTTCTTTCAGCAGTAAAGCTTCCATTCAAAGATGGCGGCTGGTATTTAGGACGTAAAGTATCCAATGCAACTATCTGTGCAGCTGTGGCTATGGCTATGGTTTGCCACTTTGCAACTCGCGCCGAAACTGAGTCGGATATTATGGTAGGCTAGTGTATAATTAACCCCTAATGGGACTTCGAGATTTCTTTATTGGCACTCCATCAACCGTTGAAAAGACAACCGATGTTGAGGCTTCTCTTGCGCCGTTCAATTTAAGCACTTCCGTTTATGGATTATTGAATGCGCCAACTACAGTCGATCGCGCATCAGCCATGTCCGTACCAGCTGTCGCTCGCGCTCGAAATATCATTTGCGGAACTATCGGATCGCTTCCACTTGAGCAATACAACAAGATCACAGGCGCTCACATCGAGCCGCTTCGCGTTATCAATCAACCTGATCCACGCGTTTCTGGATTCGTAGTCTATAACTGGCTTGCAGAAGATATCTGGCTGTATGGCGTTGGGTTCGGACTTGTCCTCGATGCCTATGCTGAAGATGGTCGCGTTCGCTCCTGGACTCGCATCGATCCTAAGCGCGTTATTCCTAAGTACAACTTAGCGATGAACGAAATCGAAGGCTATGAAGTCGATGGCCGCCTTGCTCCTATCGCTGGAGTCGGATCAGTTATTCGCTTCGATGGTGCAGATGAAGGATTCATCAATCGCGCCGGAAGAACAGTTATCGCAGCAATCGAATTAGAAAAGGCTGCACTTTCCTACGCCAAAGAGCCAGTTCCGTCAATGGTTCTCAAGAGCAACGGCACAAACTTAACTTCTGAGCGCATCGCTAAGCTTCTTGAAGCATGGCGCAATTCTCGCGCTACTCGATCAACAGCATTCTTAAACGCGGATGTCGAAATGCAATCAGTCGGATTCGATCCTAAGAGCCTTCAGCTCGTAGAGGCTCGTCAATATGTGGCGTTGGAAATAGCACGAGCTTCCGGCATTCCTGCTTACTTCCTTTCAGCAGAGACAACATCGATGACCTATTCCAACGCCACTTCTGAAAGACGATCTTTGGTGGACTTCTCGCTTCGCCCAATCTTGGCTGCAATCGAAAGCCGTTTATCTTTGCCGGACATCTGTCCATCAACTTCTGAAATCCGTTTTGATCTGGATGACTTCCTTCGCGGAAATCCTTTGGAACGCGCTCAGGTTTATCAGATACTCAACACAATCGGCGCGATGAGCGTTGAACAAATCCAAGAGGAAGAGGACCTAATTCGATGAAAATTGAAGTCCCAATTACACTCACAGCGGCAGACTCACAGTCGCGCACAATCTCAGGCCAGATAGTTACTTGGGGAGAGCAGGGAAACACTTCTGCTGGCCCAACTATCTTCGCATCTGACTCAATCAAATTTAACAAGAACATCAAGCTGTTACTAGAGCATGATCGCACTCGCCCAATCGGCAAATTGATCGCACACGAAATCACAGATACTGGCATCGTCGCAACTTTTAAAATCGCTGAAACAACTGCTGGTAACGACGCGCTAGTCGAAGCATCAACTGGTATGCGTGACGGATTCTCAGTCGGCGTAAAGGTCGATGCTTGGGATAACCAAGAAGGCGTTATGGTCATTAGCAAATCATCGATCGTCGAGACTTCACTCGTAACCGATCCAGCAATCGACTCAGCGCGTGTCGCTCAAGTCGCTGCATCAGAAGATTCTGCACCTTCGGAAGAAGTAGCAGATGCAACCCAACAATCAGAAGGAGAACAAGTGCCAGACACTACCGTTCCAGAAGCTCCTGCCGTAACTGAAGCGGTAGAAGCCACTAAAGTAGAAGCAGCGGCATCAAAGCCAGCGTTCTACGCAACTCCACGCATCAACACTAACCTCACAGCAGGTCAGTTCCTTGAGGCAAACATCAAGGCATCAATGGGCGATGACGAAGCACGCATGATCGTCAAGGCTACAAACGATACTTCAACAAACACAGGCTTAACACTCGCTCCACACATGAACGAGTTCATCACCACTTCAATCGATGGCCGTCCAGCCGTAGATGCAGTATCTCGCGGCGTATTGCCAACATCAGGAATGTCTTTCACAATTCCTAAGCTTGGAACTGCTCCAACAATCGATGGCGATTCAACAGAAGGCGAAGCCCTTGGTGGAACTGAAATGGCTTCAACTTACATCACAGTAGATGTTAAGAAGGCTGCCGGAGTTCAAAATATCTCATGGGAGCTTCTAGATCGCAGCCAGCCTGCATTCTACGATGAACTCATCAAGGAATTGAACTACGCATACGCAAAGGCAACAGATCGCGCACTTGTAGCAAAACTAGCAGCTGACGGAACACAAGGTTCAACACAGGCTGCAACAATCGCAGGTCTAAAGGCGTACATCGCCAAGGAAACTCCAGCAGCGTATCTCGCAGCAGGTAAGTTCGCCAAGAACCTCATCGCTAACACAGCATGGTGGGAAACAATCATTACAGCGGAAGACACCACAAACCGTCCGCTATTCATCGCTGCACAGCCAGCAAATGCTCCAGGAAATGTCTCAGTCAATTCTTTGACTGGAACAGTAATGGGTCAAAACCTTTATGTTGATCCACACATGTCCACAACAACTCTCATTGATGATTCTGCATTCTTGGTAGTACCAGAAGCAGTTACATTCTATGAGGCTCCTAAGACCCAAATTCAGGTCCAAACCTTAGCCAATGGTCGCTTACAAGTGGCCGTCTATGGTTATTACGCAATCGCTACAAAGGTCGGCGCAGGAATTCGCCGCTTCAACCTTACATAAGCAAACACTAATCATGGGGGGGCGGTTGCTCCCGATCGCTCCCCCAGTCGCTTACCGAGAGGAAAGAAATGCCAACAATTATCACGGCTTCAGAGCTTCGATCAACCCTTGGCGTTTCTTCCTCTCTGTATTCGGATGCGGTTCTATCAGACATAATCGATAGTGCTGAATCTGTAATTCTTCCAATGCTGAACAGTTACTCAGTAGCGATCGATGCAGTATCTCTAAATAACAACATCGCCTACTTCTCAACAGTTCAACAGAATCCATTTGCAGAAGGCCAGTCCGTAGTTATTAGCGGATGTGGAACGCCTTTTAATGGCACTAGAACTATTACTACAGACTTGCTAGATGATTCTGCTTTTTCAGCAGCAATTACAAACGCTGATATCATTTCAAAGAACGTTATCCCATCAGGGTTGGCTACCCTTACTGGTGCTTCGACTTATGTCGGAAATAGCGCAGTAGAATCAGCCGTATTAGTCGTCTCTGTTGAAATTTTCCAGAGCCGCACCGCAGCTGGTGGACAGATCGAAGGCGTGGACTTTAGTCCATCGCCGTTCCGTATGGGCCGATCACTCTATAATCGTTGCGTAGGCTTGCTTGGCAGCCTAGTCGATGTAGGAACGATCGCTCAATAATGCCAGCCTCAACTATCCTTTCGGCCGTTCGCGGCCCTCTCGCTACTGCACTCGGATCAGTTTCAGCCAACGTATTTTCTTATGTGCCAGAGAATGTCCCAGTCCCAGCAGTAGTTTTAGTTCCATCTTCACCGTATCTTGAATTCGACACAATCGGATCATCAACATTCCGGTGCAAGATCAACTTCACAATATCTTGCTGCGTTACTTACTCAAGCAATCCAGCATCGCTCGACAATATCGA